GCTGTTCCATTAGATTTGTATTTTACCTAAACCAAGTAACAATAGAATATCTAGTTCCTTTAGTCACAGGCATTACCTCATGTGGAAACATAAATGTAGATGGAAACATTAATACGTCTCCCTTGTTTAATTTATATTTCAATTGCCTGTCAAAAAAAGCAAACTCGCCGCCTTCATAATTATCATTTAACACTAATGAAGCACTCATTAATCTAGGTGCTTGTAAAAAGGTATCAGAATGTTGACTATAAAAACCACCCTGTTTGTATCTAAGTAACTCATACCCCGTGTCTTCTTGCACATGAAGATACTTAAATAATTTAGAACATTCTTGAATACATTTGCCTACTATATTAAATATGTCTTTATCAAGTTTTAGCCGAATATTATTATTTTGTATAGTAAAGGGTTGTGATAATTGTATAGTGTCACAGTTTCTAACTGTCTTATCTTCTTTTGCATCTGCACCTATAACTGTACTTGTCCATTCATCGGTATGGCTATATTCATTTAATATAGCATCACACAATGATTCAGTAAGTTGATTTTTTAATACGACAATGTACTTATCTAATGTATCTAAATTAACAACAGACAATTTATTCTGTGGCTTCTGCTGCCGCCGCTGCTGCTGCTGCTGCTCTTTCAGCTTCAATCTCTGTTTTTCTTGTTTGCCATTTTGTTACACACACGTTAGCCCAATCTGGTAAAGAAGTTATCTCATCATTTTGAATCATAGGATTATTATATTCTATATGTCCAGAAGAACTATTCCATTGTAATGCCCAAAAATTTTCAGGAAATGTAATTGTAGATAAATCAAGCTCTAATGGCTTACCATCTACATACACCATATTATCTTCTTTTAAGATTGTTACTTTCATTTTATTTAACTCCTAGTTTTAGTTTAGCAGATTGTTCTAGCAGCTTCATACTGTTTTCATTTGCTTTAACCATTTCATTTCTAAATGATTCTACTGCTGACCCTGTTTGTCTTTGTTGTCCAGAATTTTCTATTAATAACATAGGTAATAAAGTTACAGCACATTGATATTCATCTACGTCTTTTCCCGTATTAGTGTCATATCCTTGTATTCTTGTAAACCAACTACATTTTAATCCAATACATTTTTTTTGTATTAGCGGGCAATATGTTCCTTGTTCTATCCTCATATATTAATCTTTAGATGCAATAATTAAATCTACATACTGAACGGCTAGGTCAATAGCACTGCCACTAAATGTACCAGAACCAGAAGTAAAGCTAAATGGGTGGTTGTGAGAACCGCCACCACCTGTTGCGGAAGTAGCTGTGCTTAGATTACCCCTGACAGTAGAAGCCCCAAAAGAACCACCAGGAAATGGCTGTTCACTAGTTCTGTCATAATTATGTGTGTGAGAAGGAATTTGTGGTGTTGAAAGAGTTGTTGACCCCGCACTACCTGTAACACTTGTAATAGTTACTGAACCCGTTGGTGTTTGTGATGCAAAAGCTGTTGTAAATGCAACCGAACCACCTGAACTTGCTGTTGCAGAAACTACTCGTAATGCTTTATTGTTATGTGTTGTTTGTTTAGTCCAACCTGTTGGTGCTGCTGTTTGTTGGAATAGCATTAATGTGCCTGAGTCAAATCCACCTGAAGCTGCTGGAGCAGCAGATGTCCAAGCAGACCCATTAGATGTAAGAAGATTACCTGAAGTACCCGGAGCTACATATCCTATTACTGTTGAATTAATATCAGTATCTACAATTACATTACTACCACCATTTTGTAGTGTACCAGTAAAGTTTACAGTTGTATCATCTAGTAAATCAGCTTTTACAAAAGCTGAAATTTGAGTACCAGTAACTTTTTTAGAAGTACCTGCCTCATTTATTTCGTACTCATTAGCACCAGCAGCTGCGCTAGCTGCGGTTAAGTCCGATATTTTTACGTTAGCCATATTTTAATAACTCCTTGTCCAAACTCCAGATTGTTTATGATAAATATAAAAGTCTTGTGTCCATACACCATCTTGTTTTATATATGGTACTACTTCTCTCCATGTTCCTTCATACTTCCAATAAGCTTTAGCAGTAAATGGAAGGAATGTAGGTATTACAGATAAATTAGATGTTATCTCATTGGAAGTAGATGTTAAAAATCTACTATCTTCACTTTCAGTTATTCTAAAATCACCACTTTCAGTAATTCTAAAAGAATCAATAAAACCTACTGTAACTTCACCATTTAAGAATTTTCTACCAACAGATAACTCTGAACCTGTAGCACTTAAACTTGCTAATGCAGGTCTAGTAACTAAACCTATAGATACTTCAGTACTACCTGCAACTAAAGCCGCAAAAGCAGCCCTTGTTCTATCACCTACAAATAATTCAGAACCAGTTGCTTGAAGGTCTGCAAAACCATATTGTATTCTTGTACCAACAGTAAGTTTAGAACCTAATGATGATAAATCGGCAAGTCCTTTAAATGTTGCATATGCTACTGCTGATAAAGTACCTGTACCAGTAAATGCTATATCAGCAACTGTTCTACCAGTACCTGTTGGTGTTACTGTACCTGCACCAGTTAAACTAGTAGCTCCATTAAACGTAGCTGTAGATACACTAATTAGTGTACCTGTACTAGTTAAAGCACTTAATGCATTTACTGTAAGAGTACTTACTCCAGCAAATGTACCTGTTCCTGTAAAGGAACTATGACCAAAGACTGTTCTTTCACTTGCACTTACTTGAGACCCTGCTGATGTTAAACTAGCAAAAGCCTCAATAAAGTTTTCCGTTATTCGGACATCAGACGACTGCGTAATGCGACTGTCGCCACTCTCCAGTATTCGAAAGCCGTCTGCCATATTGAATTACCTTAAGCTATTGTTAAGTCAATATTGCCAATTGCAAATTCTAGAGTGTCTCCGTCATTTACGATTTTAGATGATGTCATAGCACCATGCCATAATAAGTTGCCAGCACCAGAAGAAGCACTGTGAATACCAATATGAGTTACTGTACCATAGTTAGCACCTGATGCTGTAAATGATACAGTAGTACTATTTGATGTTGTACCACCTGGACTAGATGCTGCTGCAAATGTTACTGACTGTCTTGCATAACCACCTGTTGATACTTCTGTACCACCACCTGAATCTGAAGGTGCTGCTGTATATAGTGCAACATACCATGCAGTAGGGCGAGTAGCAGAACCAGTAGTCATTAACCAATCAAGCAATAACACTTCTGCGTTATCGGATAAAGCTGCCATTTATTTCTCCTATTAAATTAATTTAAACCAAATATCACCATCGTTACCACCTGATGGAGATGAAGCACTAACTGTAACATTTTGTGCTACACTTAAAAAATTATTGTAAACAGTAGTCATACTGCCTAAATAATCAACACCACCTACAGTGAAGTTGCCTGTCATAGATAAGTCACCAACATTATTAATATCATTAGTATTCATATCTAAATTATTTTGCATTGTATTAGTTTCTCCTGATGGATTGTTTCTATACAATACATTATTATTTAACTCTGATTCAATTGCATCAAAGTTAGTATTTAGCGTAGTGGTAGATGCGTATCCTGATGCAATATTGTCAATTGTAATTTTAGCCATTAGTTAATTCCTTTTAATTCTTTAGCTTTTTTCATAGCATTACTTACTGCCATTTCTATGTCTTTTTGATTAAACCTTTTAGTAGGACTTTTATAAGAACCTGCAGGACCTAATACATTAGGAGCTTGTTGTTTTTTAGTTGTACTTGTTAATCCTGAAAACGGAGACATTTCATTCTTAACTTTCTGAGGATTTTTACCAAGAGGTCGTAACCCTATATTTACTTTACCTCTAGTTCTTAGAATAGTATTTCCTGGGTCAGTATAAGAACCATCCATTTCTCTAGCTCCTCTATATACTTTTTTCCAAGAAGCTTTTTCTATATTCCCATGATTGTGAATCTCTAGATTTTTCTTAGTCTTCTGTGCTTTTTTAATTGCATCTTTACTTTTTGATTGTTTAATAGCTTGTTTAGTTAAATGCTTTAAGAGCTTCTTCGCTCCGTATCTTACTGCTGCTCCGGCTACTATAAGTGGTAATGCCATTACTTTTCTCCGTTAATAACTTTAAGACCTATACGTTCTAGGTCATCATTCAATTCTTTTTTACTTCTAGCAGAACGTTTTACTTCGCCTTCTATTTCTGCTTTGCTAGGTCTACCTCGTTTAGAAATATAACCTTTTTCTACTAAGTACTTTGCTGCATTAACTGCCTTAGCATCATTGTCTTTACTTGCATGGATAAGAGCTTTCATACCTAGAGCTTGATGTTTAATATCTAGTTCATCTCTCCATGCTTTAATTGTGTCTTTAATATCAGGGATTGTATCATTTGCTAACTTACACCAGTGGTCCCATGACCCTAACGTATCAATTGCAAATTCATATTCATAACCAGGTAAATGGTCATAAGACATATAGATACGTTTAAGAGAAGGATACTTAACTCCATCTCTTTCAATATCATAGTCTTTAATCGAAAAGACAGGGGGATACTTGATAGTATCTACCCCGTGTCTTAGTTCCCAGAAAAGGGATTGTGTGCGATAACGACCTAAGTCGTCTTTGTAGTCATTATGTTTCATTTGTGTATAACTATAGTTTACCTATATATTATACCATACTCTTTTAAAAAAGTCAACCTTTAATTTCTATTTTCTTAGGTTTTCTTTCTTCAGGTAAGTTATTGTGTAAATGTACAGTAAGTATACCGTTTGTAAAAGAAGCATCTTTAATTTCAAGAGTATCTACTAATCTAAAGGTTTTCAAAAATTTTCTAGTTGAAATACCTTGATGTAGATAATCTTTGCTTTCTTTATTTTCTTTCTTACCTTCGATGGTTAGTTTTCCATCTTTTAGTTCTACTGATAAGTCTTGCTTATCAAAACCAGCTAGAGCTAACTCTACGTGGTAATTAACATCATCTACCTTGACAATGTTGTGATGAGGATACTTATCATTGTGATTCCAAAGAGTCTCACTTAAGAATCTGTCAAGTCCTAGTGTTGGACTACTGTAATATGTATTTAATACCATAATTTATAATTCCTTCCTTAAAAGCAAATTAATTAAAAAGTTTACATTATATGATGCTTTACATGATGACCAATCTTAATATTAAAAAGCATTGATATCATGCTTTACATCATAATAATATTATATCATATTTTTAAATAAAAGTCAATAGTATTTAATAACTGTTACAAAATTATAACAATTGAACCCTCTTGGTAGAGTATACCTACCCTCCCTCTGCGAGGGTCGTACTTACCCGAGCACAAAATTATAGTTCAGTCGATATAGAAAATTTCTATGAGATAATTTTTTACTGTAGTGCATATAGTACAGCTAGGCATTAACCCCCTGTGAGGGGTAAACACAT